GCGCAGTACAGCGTTTTATTAATTTTGTAATATATCGAAAAAATAAAAAAAATTAAGAAAAACATCAAAAAGTGTTATAAAACGACCTAATCCTCGTAATTATATGGCCGAGCGAAGTTTGTGGAAAAGATTAACCGGAAGTGTAGAAAAACCCGTAGAACCGAAGAGAATAGCGTTATCTACTAACGAAAAGTTTTCAGCAATTGCAGGAATACCGGATATTGTTAGAGATACAGAAAAATTAAGACAAGACAGTAAGTTTGACAATGAGTTTGATTTGTATGACCTTATGTTGAAGTTAGACCCGGAATTGAACGGTGCGGTTCGTGCTGTATCACTTACGGCTAATAATTACGAAATAAATTATTCTAAAGGTAAAAATGCACAGATAAGAAACGCCATACAAACACTTGTAGAAGATACTCTTGACTTTGATGACATTATGATTAACTCTATGCGTAATATGATGGTTTACGGTAATGACATTAACAAAATAGTAGGTAAACAAGGTATAGGAGTCACAGGTCTACAAAGCCTTCCTATCAAACAAATAACTATTGTTGATGAAAGAGGCGGTGTAGGTTCTTACTTCGTTGCTGACGAAGATAACCCTATAATTAACCCAAGAACATATATTATGCGGGAAACATCACCTTACGAAGTCGCTATTTCCGCAAAAGAAATACTACACATAAAGGTTGATTTCCGTTCTAATTGGTTTACAGATAACAAAGGTAGAAAGACTTATGGTATATGGGGTGCATCACGTTTCTCGGCACTAAAGCAAGCAATACGCATGAAATACAACAGTATGAATAATCGTATATCTTTAGAAGATGCTATGACTAAACAATACATTACGATAGACAAATCTGCTATTGAACACATACAAGACCCTGTTGAACAATCACAAAGGTTATCATTTATTATGGATGAAGTAATTAGTTTATTCTCCGGTCTAAGGGGCGACCAAATACCTGTACTACCGCATTATGTTAATCTACACCACGTAGATTTAGGTAATACAATGCCTAATAGTGCAGATTTCCTAGATAGTATAAATGCCGATATTGCAGCCGTTCTACAAGTACCAAGAGTAGCAGCAGGTCAAGAACGTGGCTCTACATTCGCAGCAACATTCAATGCTAACCTTTGGGCCGTACAAGCAATAAGCCGTATGCACAAAATACTAGCGGAGTCTGCCATGCAATTATTTATGATGCACTTAGACCTATTAGGCATAACATATAGACGACAAGATTTACCTACTATTAAGTTTGACGCTATGGATATGGAGTCTCCACTAAATGTTATGCAAAGAGTCACAATGGGTTACGATGGTGGCCTACTTACGCTCAATCAATCCCTTGATATTCTAAACTTACCGGAAATAGGCAAAGAAGGTGATGAAAGGAAAGAGGTCGAACAACCCGCAAATGTAGGAAGTTTACCTAGAGAAAATGAACAAGAAAGCGCACCTAGTGAGGAAGATATATGATACCGGAATTACAATTTGCGGTGTATAGCCTTGTTTTAGCGGCTTTGGGTGCTGTTGCAGCAATAATACTTAAAAGACACCCCGAACAACGAAAAGACATGAGTAGCCCAAAAATGTCAAATCCCAACGAAACACTTATGCTAACTTTTGGTATGGGTGTTGTTATGGCGTGGGTTATAATCGCTGCGGCTGCTTCTTATTACAGCGTTGTAGAACAAAGAGATATTTCAGATTCACAACTTACAGTTATTGGTCTATTAGGTGGTCCGGCACTTCTTATTATAACAAGTGTACTAGATTTATTTAAGGGTAAAGAAAGTGCTAAAATTGCAGTATTACCCGACAGACTAAACGCTGACGTAGAATCTACTAACGCATCTAAAAACCACACTCGTAAACTAGAAGAATTAAAACTACAGCACGATTTGGATATGGAAGCCATGCAACAAAAACACACTTTGGATATGGAAGCATTTCAAATTACTAAAGGCGGCAAAAAGTAAATAATCATAAAACACTAGGATAACCTAGTGTTATGACACTCAACGAAGTTTGTTGCATCCTATTATTTATCGTTATCGCTGCTATGGCCCTTGATACGGAAAAGTGGGGCTAATGGATAAAGACGAAGTTATAGAGAAGTTTATCGCTATATGTATGATGTGTGTTTTTCTTGTGCCTTTTGCTACACCTGCGTTTGAAACAAGCCCATTTTATGACCCCAATATGATTTCTTGTAGTAGTATTACCGGAGAAATAGTGGAAAAAGAGCCATTCTATATTATTGTAAGAGTAGAAGATAACTACACTTATGTTAGTGAGGACTTTAAGGTATATGTAAGCCCTAAATCATACGCTAATTATAGTATAGGTGATACACATATAGAACCAATATGTACTTTATCTGATTACTCAATCTATAAAGATTTGATAGAAAGCCTAAAACAATCCGGCATACTAGAATAGATTAATAAGACAAACCCTAAATTGAAAAACCATGTCGTGTGGATGCGGTTGTAGTGGCGAAGTAGTAGCATACGAAGAATGGGATGAAGAAGATGTTTCAGCAGCCGAGTATCAAGGCCGTACTGTAAGTCTCAATAAACCCTTTAGAACAAAGGGTGGACCTAAAAAGTTTGCAGTATATACTAAAAATGGTAGCGGCACAGTAGTTATTGTACGATTTGGCGACCCTAACATGGAAATCAAAAGAGATGACCCCGCTAGAAGAAAATCATTTCGTGCTAGACATAACTGTAAAACACCCGGCCCAAAATGGAAGGCTAGGTATTGGTCTTGTAGACAATGGCGAGGCGGAACAAAAGTAGAAGCAGAAGATGGAACACCATGTGGATGTGGATGTAATGATGAAGATGTTGAGGCTAAAGATGCTGATGACCCTTGTACTGCGGGATATGAACAATACGGTATGAAAATGAAAAATGGTAGAAAAGTACCTAATTGTATTCCTATTAAGAAAAAGGCAGAAGCAGCATACGATGTTTGTTCTTCTTGTATGACACAAGAAAAATGTGCTAATCACGGAGAGTGTATGAGCGTTGCTTATGTAGAGGACCCCGAACCTTCAATGGAAAAGGCTTTGAAACAAGCGGCAGAACCTACACCAAAAGATTCCGAAACACACGGAGAATATATGTCTAGGTGTCAAGAAGCAGGATATTCTAAAGAAGAATGTATGGCTGCACATGAAGGACATGAGTTTAAGACAGAAGCAGATTACGATGATAAGAAAAAGAAAGGGTACGCATCTGAATGTGGAATAGGAGAAGAAATGATAGATGGTGAATGCAGAAAAGTTTCTGTTACACTAGATTTAGATTTTGATGAGGTAGAAGCAATAGTAGAAGCATCTACCGGAGAAACTGTTATAGAAATAAGAGGTGTAGCATTCCACGAAGGTATGAATAAAAACAAATGGGCCTTAACAGAAGAAGGTGCAAAGTTAGTAGCAGAACAAATGAAAGGTGCAGACTTAACATTAAATCATCCGGCAGCAAGTGAACATGGTAGCGGCTTTACAAGAAATATGAATGGCGGCGTAGAAGAAGCAGTAGTCGGATATATTAAAGGTGCAACATTCCATAAAACCGTAGGAAGTGGTTATGAAGTTAGATATGTAGCACACGTTGTAAGAACAGAATTATTCGATGCTTTAGAGTCCGGCTTATGGTCTAGGGATAACTACGGAGTGTCAATTGGTGGTAGCGGCGTACCTGTTGAAGCATCCAAAGATGGTATGTTATTTGGAGAAGATTTTAGATTCGACCACCTTGCTATTGTCCATAAACCCGCATATCAAAGGGCTACGATAGATTCTATACGAAAAATAGAGGCAACGGCAGCAGAAGCAACCTTTATAGGACATTCACAAACTGACACAGACCAACAAACAGGTGAGATAATGACCGAAGAAGAAAATACAGTAGACTACGCAGCAGAAATTGAAGCACTTAAGGCTTCCCTCGTTTTAGCCAATTCAAGAGTTGGCGAGTTTGAGGCACTAGAAGAAGCAAGAGTAGAGGCAACACGCCAAACTCTTGTTGATGAGGCATCAGAATTAGGAATGTCGGGACACGAAGATTTGTCATCCGATACACTAACTTCTCTAATTGCTTCATGGAATGAGGCACACCCGACACCAACAGAAGTAGAAATGTCTCCTGTTGAATCAGTCGAAAAACCTATCGAAGAAGCAATCGCTTCTGAATCAACCCACAAAGTTTCTAACTATCTAAATGGTAGAGTAGTAGAAAACGATGAAGCACTATACGCTAAAGCATGGAACGCTTGGGCCGGTGCATGGAACAAAACACTCGCAGTTGGAGAAGGTACACAAATGGTTGCCCCAACATACGACACAATAAAGGAGATGAGATAAAATGGTAGCATACAGTGGAAACGACCCGGTAACAGTAGTAGATATAGCAGAAACATTCGCAAGCAAAGGACTTTTAGTTAAGTACGGTGCAGCAGGAATATTAATGACAGCAGCAGTGACAGATACACCAATCGGTTACACAATGGCTGAATCAAGCCGTGATGCAGACCTAGCATTAGAAGCAGCAGGAACAGGAACAGTATCAGTAGTTTCTCTTGACGGTGTTTGTTATCTTAAAGCAGGTGCAGCAACAGCCGCACCTAAGTTCGGAATGTCAGTATATGTTTCACAGACTGCTTCTGATAACGGAACAGTTACAGTAAATGACGCAACCAATTCAGCAGTATTCGTAGGGTACTACTTTGGTGGAGAAGGTGCAATCGCATCGGGAGACTTTATTCCTGTATCTTGTTAGATATAGCAAATAAATTGAGGTGAATAAAATGGTAAATAACACACTAGAAGAAATATTAAATGTAGAAGCAGCAACAGGCCCGTTCTCAGTAGGAGATGCGGTTTTAGAACAGACTCTAAGAGATTTCATTCAATTACAGTCTAACACAATCGCAATAGCGACTGATTTGGTCGGTGTAAGAACCGTTCCTTGGTTAGAGTTTAAGTGGTACACCGGAGTGACAGGTACATTCGCTTATCCAATTGATGACGTTGCTCTAACAGACCCAACAAACATCGGAACAGCAAACTACACAGTTAAACTTGAGAAAGGACAGGGTAGAGTCACTTTCCTAGACGCAGTAAGACTACGTGGCGAATCCTTTGAGAACATTGACAGGCAACAAATGGCTGTTGTAAGAGGTCGTGCAGACTTAATAGACAACCATATCCTAACAAAGTTAATGGCGGGTAATGGACAATCACAAGCAGCAACATCAACATTCGGTAGTGCATCAGCAGACGAAGAAAAAGACTTGCTAGACGCTATGGACTTAATCTTTGCTAACGCAAAGGTTAGCGGTAACGAGCCAATGGCTCTTGTATTACCTGCTGACAAGAGAAGTGCTATGCTTAACACGACTCTATACGGAAACGTAGTCGAGTCTCTACAACAACACTTGGGTAGAATCGCAAACCTAACAATTTACTACACAAGAGATTTCGGGGCTAGTAGCGCATTGGTAAACGATGGTCTACTACTTATACCGGGCGCAGAAACAGCCGAGTTTTTCACATACAACGGACCGGGATTCCAAGAGACAGAATTAACACGTCTACCGGGAGTCGGTTTTGATTGGCTATTAACATCTTACATGGGTAGCGTTATCCACGAAATGCAAGATGGTGCAGCAGCAGGTAAGAACAACCGAATCTGTAAGATTACAGGCGTAAGGGCTTAAGGGGGCTAAAATAAATGCCTATTAACCGTAAACTCCAAAACCTAATGACAGGACTTAACACAAAGCAAGTCTCTAATGGTGGTACAGGTGGGTCTATACCTATCCTTTACAAAATAGCAGTAGATGGTGGCGCAACAGAAAGCGTTTCACTAACCGTAGATAGAAACTTAGAAGTTGTTGATGTATGGTCACATCTTTTAGCAATAGGTGGAGATAATTCTAACAGCCTACAAGTTTTTAACGGAACTGACGCTATTACTGATGCCTTTGTTACAGGAACAGCAGGTGACAAAGATGTTGTAAGATGTGGTGAGATAGATGACGCACACTACAAAATTAGTGCAGGTGGAACTCTTAAAGTTACATCTACATCATCTGCTGATGACGCACCGGCAGTCCATGTATTCGTACTTGGATATTCTAACCCTTGAGACTAAAAGGTGAATGAATGAGTGATAAAAAAGTCGCTAAGGCGAAGCCAAAGAAACCTTCTAAGGCTAAACTTGCATCTGCATTAAAAGAAGCAGGTATTCCTTTGCCCGAAAGTGGTAATATAGAGGATATGCAATTTAGATTAGATAATTATTTGCCCGGACCGGGATGGTTAATAAGGGCGCATAAGAACGGTGGTAGAAGATATGCTAATCACCCTATGTCTTTGTTAAGTAGAAATGCAAAAAAACCTTATTGGATTCCAAATAGCGAAATGGTTCAAAAAATTATTGCTACTAAACTTGTAGTAGTACTAGGCCGAGCAACCAAACCTTCATCAAACAATATAGTGCTTGACGTACCGTTAGATTACAGGGAGAGGTTTGGAGATGGCAGTCACAACGGATAATATTAGAGATTTACTTAATAGACCTAGAGGTCTAAACAATGGTACAATCACAGAATATATTACCATTCGTACAGCAGAAGTAAACAAAAAAGCAAGAGTAGCAGAATACTTTGGTGTAGATACTACAGGCGCACCTACTGATACCTTAAAAGAAAGTGCAGTAAAGTTTTTAGTTTGTGTAGATTGTCTAAGAGTATTAATAGATACTATACCTGCTGTATTCCCACAAAAAGAACAAGGTACATCTGACATTCGATACAATAAACAATTAGCGTCTTTTGAGAAATCAGCACAAGACGCTTTAGCAGCGATAGAAGAGAAGGGTGGTAGTGCGTTTAAATCGGGAACAACAGCATCAAGAGTCGGGGGAACAACAACCGGCTCGCAATTGTCCGGCTCTCTTTATCAAGATTAAAGAGGGTAAAATATGACAAATTATTGGTGGGTTGGTGCGGCATCTACTGACCCTATGGTTGCTAATAATTGGTCTACTACTTCAAATGGTGCAACACTAGCAAGTAGCCTTCCGGCTGATTGGCTACAAACAGGAAATGACGATGCGCTTTACTTTACATCAGTAGCCAACCAAGAAATAAACTTTGGTGCTAATACACGTTATCTAAATCTTGTCACAATAGATTCTACATTTGACAAAACTTTTAACTGTAGTGGCTCTACTTTATATTTTGAAGCAGGGTTAGTAATCCAATTAGCAGATTGTATAAAAGATAACACAGGGACTACGTGGATTTTTACAGGGACACCACCATTCCCAATAGGTGATAGTGCGGCAAACCAAACAAATAATAGACTTTACATACAATATGAAGCAAACACAAGTATTTGGATAGGTGATAATGGAGAGCCGGATTCTGATAGTATAATAACATTTACATTACCCGCCGCAGGTGTATTGACTTTAGTAGACGGTAAATACCCTAAAATAACATTGGCTACTGCATCCGGTAGTGCTACATTTAGCCCCGAACACATATATAGAAGAACAGGTGCGGTGTGGAATACATACGGTTCTGTAGATATTGGTAATTTTGTTATTCCTTCTACCGTAAAAGTAAGTCCTAAAACAATTGATACAGATGATTTATCAAAAATATTTAAATTACAAGGGACTATTAGCATAGCACATGAGGAATATAATTGGGGTAATACTACTGTACATTATACCGCTACTTCTAGTAACCAAGTTTTACCTGTAAACGGAGATACAACCTACGGTAATTCTACAACAAAAAAGTTTAACGTCAAATATAACAAAGTAGTTATTGAGGCATCTACACACGATTGGATTATATCTGATGGCCGTACACTAACGTGTAATGAATTAGTCATAGAAACTGATGGTGTATTATATGGTCCTTATTCACAATCAAAACAAAGTGCTGATATACACACGGTAAAAAGACCTACGGTAAAAGGAGATTGGAACTTTTCTCAAGTATCTGATGGTATTTACCGCAGTAGAAACACACCACCCTCAACTTCTGTTGTAGAGGGGGGTACAGGGAGAGAGTTTATTACTAAAGATGCAATATTAGTGGGGCAGGGACACGATGATATGACAATCTTAGCCGCAGGTTCAGAAGGAACGGTGCTTACTATAAATAGCGGCAGTCCTGTTTGGGCTACTAACACAGGTGGAGAAAGCGGTGGCGGTGGAACACTTGATATAGGCGACTTGGTTGTAAGTAATAATGATAGTGGTATCATTATCATGGGCGCATTAGTGATATAATTATTAAACAATAAAAGAGGGAAAGTATATGGCACTAACAGGTAATAAAAATCTTTTTACTGCTACCACTACCCAAAGGGCCGGTGTCACACCTACTAAAGAACAAATATTCCTAGATACAGGTACAGGTTCAGCCGCTAATGGTGTTTTTATTGGTGATGGTGCTACAGCAGGTGGTAGGGCCGCAGACGTTAGGCCACTAGAAACAAAAAACGCCACATACACATTCGTTAGAGCAGATGAAGCCCGTTTACTACTCCATACTAATTCTTCTGCATATACATACACAATACCCCCATACTCTTCTGTTCCTTTTCCGGTAGGATTAAGCGAATTACAAGTTATGAATGAAGGTAGCGGTAATATTACTATTGGTACTGATTCGGGAGTTTCTCTTGTAGGCACAGGTGTTTCAAATCCCGGCACAAGCGGCACTTTTACTTTGACAAAAGACCAAAAAGTATATCTAAGGCATAGTGCTACACAAGATACGTGGATTGCATATCAAAATAATGCTACAGGACCGACAGGACCACAAGGTATTCAAGGTATTCAAGGTATTCAAGGAAATACAGGACCTACAGGTCCGACAGGCTCACAAGGACCAACGGGACCGACAGGCTCTACGGGTTCTACAGGTAATACAGGCCCACAAGGTTCACAAGGAATACAAGGTAATACAGGTTCAACAGGTGCGGCGGCAGGTGTAGGCACACCAACTATTACAACAGGTCCTTTAGCGGTAGCAACAAGTGGACCGGACACAGCAAAGGTGTTTGAGTTTACGGTGCCTTTAGGTCCGGGCGGTCCTATAGGTCCGGCAGGTAGTAGAGTAGGTTTAGTTTGGAAGTTTAGTACCACTACAACAGAAGCAGACCCCGGTTCGGGGTTTATGAGATTTGACAATGGTACATTTGCTAACATTACTGAAATCTATATAGATGAAGAAGATGCCGGTTCTGTAAATCAAGATGCTTGGTTTACTTTTATAAGTGCATCTAATAACACTAGAAAGGGTTTATTACAAATACAACATCGAGGCGGAGATGTAGAAGAGTTTGCTAATTTTATAATTAATACTGTAACAGATAATACCGGATGGTACACACTAGGTGTAACTCCTAATACTGCTAGTCAAACAGACGTTCTTACAAACAACACAAAATATGTTGTAAACTTCGGACAAGCAGGTCAAGTAGGGACTACAGGTTCACAAGGCCCGACAGGACCACAAGGACCGACAGGTGGAACAGGCCCGACAGGACCACAAGGCCCATTAGGTAATACCGGACCTACAGGCGGAACAGGGCCTACAGGACCTACGGGTGCAGATTCTACAGTAGCAGGGCCGACAGGTCCTCAAGGAAGCACAGGACCAACAGGTCCTACAGGGCCGGATGGACCGCAAGGTCCACAAGGAACAACAGGTAATACAGGTTCTCAAGGTCCTACGGGACCTCAAGGACCGGCAGGTCCTCAAGGCTCTACAGGTAATACAGGCCCGACAGGTCCGACAGGACCGGATGGTAATTTTGGTGGTGCTTCATTTAAGTATGATTTCGATACTGCTAATGGTATAGCAGACCCCGGCGCAGGTAAACTAAGATTAAATAGTGCTACGCAAAATGCTGCTACGCATATTGTTATTGATGATAGCGATTTAGACGGTAGCGATATTCAATCTTTTATGAGAACAATAGACGACTCTACTTCTACGATAAAGGGTCATGTAAAGATAAGTAATTTACTAGACGCTTCACAATTTATAATATTTACTATTTCTTCACTAAGTGAACAAACAGGTTTCTTTGATATAACAGTAAGTGGTATAGACTCTTCTGCTACATCACCTTTTAGTGCGGGAGAAGATATTTTAGTCACATTCGCAAGAACGGGTGATAAAGGAGATACCGGACCTGCCGGTCCGACAGGTCCTACAGGACCTCAAGGTCCAACGGGCAGTCAAGGGCCTATTGGAAATACAGGACCCACAGGACCGGATGGGCCGGATGGACCTACAGGGCCTCAAGGTGCGACAGGACCGGATGGGCCTACAGGACCTACAGGTAGCACAGGCGCGGCAGGTCCACCCGGACCAAACGGCCCTACAGGAAGTCAAGGGCCAACAGGACCTACAGGTCCTCAAGGTACTACAGGTAATACAGGACCTACCGGAACAGCCGCAGGTTTTGGTACACCGACAGTATCTAGTGGTCCTTTGGCAATCGGTTCTAGTGGACCTAACACGGCAAAGGTATTTGCTTTTACAATCCCACCGGGTAGTACCGGACCCACAGGACCTACGGGTCCTACAGGCCCAACAGGACCAACAGGCGGAACAGGAAGTCAAGGTTCTACAGGTCCTACAGGACCGGCGGGTGCATCAGCAGGTGTTGGAACACCTACCATAACTACAGGCCCTTTAGCAGTAGCAGCAAGCGGCCCGGATAATGCTAAAGTATTTGCCTTTACAATTCCGGCAGGACCTACAGGTTCTACCGGACCACAAGGTCCTACAGGAAGTCAAGGTCCTGCGGGTCCAACCGGACCGACAGGACCAACAGGACCGCCGGGTAGTACAGGAAGTCAAGGTTCTACCGGACCGACAGGGCCAACAGGCGCAGACGGTAATTTTGGTGGCGCATCCTTTAAATATGATTTTTCTACAAATACAGCAGACAGCGACCCCGGCGCAGGTAAGGTAAAACTAAACAACGCTACTCAATCATCTGCTACTAGAATCTATATAGATGACAGCGATTTAGACGGAACAGATATTCAATCATTCCTTCGTACAATAGATGATTCTACATCTGCGATAAAAGGACACGTTAAAATTAGTAATTTAACAGATGCAGGTCAATTTACTTTACATACTATTACTTCTCTATCAGAAGATTCGGGCTACTTTGACATAACAGTAAGTACAATAGACTCTTCCGCTTCCTCACCGTTTTCAGATGGTGAAGATGTTATGGTAACTTTTGCTAGAACAGGAGACAAAGGAGACACCGGAGATACCGGAAGTGCAGGTCCTACAGGGCCACCCGGACCTAGTGGCGGCACAGGCCCTACAGGCCCACCGGGTACACAAGGTGATGAAGGGCCTACAGGCCCTACCGGACCTACCGGACCTAATGGTCCACCGGGTAGCACAGGTTCTACAGGTAGCACAGGTTCTACAGGAACAGCAGCCGGATTTGGTACACCTACTATGGCTGCCGGACCTTTGGCGATTTCAGCAAGTGGACCGGACACCGCTAAAATATTCGCATTCACTATTCCACCCGGCGGTACAGGACCTACAGGCCCCGCAGGTCCACCCGGTCCTACCGGACCACCCGGAAACGATGGTGGTACAGGACCAACCGGACCAACAGGTACAGCAGCAGGATTTGGGACACCTAGTGTTTCTTCCGGTCCTCTTTCTATAAGTAGTAGTGGGCCAAATACAGCAAAGGTCTTTGCTTTTACTATACCTGCCGGTGATACCGGACCAACAGGCCCAACCGGACCTACGGGACCCACCGGACCGCCCGGACCGACAGGTAGTAGTGGACCTGTAGGACCAACAGGTAGTGCTGCGGGATTCGGGACACCAAGTGTTAGTAGTGGTCCTTTAGCCATATCTAGTAGCGGTCCTAATACCGCAAAAGTATTTTCCTTTACAATTCCGCCCGGAAGCACAGGACCCGCAGGGCCACCCGGACCGACAGGACCTACCGGACCAACAGGTAATGATGGAAATGATGGTGGTACAGGTCCTACAGGTGCGGCCGCAGGATTTGGTGGCGCAAGTGCTTCTACAGGCCCTATAAATGTTTCAGTAAGTGGTCCTAATACTGCTAAGGTATTTGCTTTTACAATTCCTCAAGGTGCAACAGGCCCACCCGGTCCTTCGGGCGGCGCAGGTCCACCCGGCCCAACAGGTCCTACGGGTCCTACAGGAACGGCAGCAGGTTTTGGTACTCCAACCGCTAGTACCGGACCCATAGCAGTTTCTTCAAGCGGTCCCAACACCGCAAAAGTTTTTGCTTTTACTATACCACAAGGTGATACCGGACCTACAGGACCGGATGGCCCAACGGGTCCTACGGGTCCTACAGGCCCTACAGGTCCTACGGGACCACCCGGCGGTACAGGTCCGACAGGTGCAACAGGACCGGGGGCAGGATTTGGTACTCCATCTGTTTCAAGTGGACCTTTAGCAATATCATCTTCCGGCCCTAATACAGCAAAGGTTTTTGCATTTACAATTCCACCGGGTTCAACGGGACCTGCCGGACCACCCGGTCCAACCGGACCAACAGGCCCACCCGGCGGTACAGGCCCAACCGGGGCAGCAGCAGGGTTTGGTAGTGCGTCTGCTAGTACAGGACCTATTGCGGTTAGTACAAGTGGACCCGATACTGCTAAAGTATTCGCATTTACTATACCACAAGGTGCAACAGGTCCGGCAGGACCACCGGGTCCTACGGGACCACCGGGTCCTACAGGAACGGCAGGGGCAGCCGCAGGTTTTGGTACTCCAACAGTCGCTTCGGGTCCTTTAGCAATTGCTTCAAGCGGTCCGGCAACTGCAAAAATATTTGGTTTTACAATACCACCCGGAGACACCGGACCAACGGGACCGCCGGGGCCAACAGGACCTACAGGACCACCCGGTAGTAGTGGTCCACCCGGTCCGGCAGGGGCCGCCGCAGGGTTTGGGACACCTACCGTAGCAAGTGGACCTTTAGCAATCGCATCTTCGGGACCTGCTACCGCTAAAGTTTTTGCGTTTACAATCCCACCCGGAGATACAGGGCCAACGGGTCCACCCGGACCGACAGGGCCGACAGGCCCTACGGGACCGACAGGGCCTACGGGACCTACAGGGCCACCCGGTTCTAATGGGTCAGATGGGGCAGCAGCCGGTTTTGGAACGCCAACGGTAGCAAGCGGACCTTTAGCAATTGCATCTAGTGGACCTGCTACTGCTAAGGTATTCGCTTTCACAATTCCACCGGGTTCGACAGGTCCACCCGGTTCGACAGGACCGCCCGGCTCTACAGGTGGCGCAGGTCCACCGGGACCTAATGGTCCACCCGGACCTAGTGGTGTAGCAGGTGGTATTGGTGATTTATCAGATGCAGTCACTACTGCTACTTCTAACATAGGATTAGGTAGTGGTGCTTTAGATTCTTTAACTGCATCAAGTGGCAACTACAACGTAGCATTGGGCGTAGACGCAGGAACAACAGTCAGCACAGGAGACAGGAATATTCTAATGGGTTATCAAGCCGGAACAGCAATTTCCACAGGTGGCGACCACGTTATGATAGGACATACTGCGGGGGCGGCAATTACCAATCAAGCAACAGGAGTTTATGTTGGTTATCGGGCAGGTGTTAGTAGCACAGGATATTCCGAGACAGTAGTAGGAAGTCAAGCCGGAACTAATGGAACAGGTTACAATACTGTTGTAGGCCATAATGCTATGACAGCAGGAACAGGTTCGGCAAACACTTTCTTGGGTTGGAATGCAGGTCAAGGGGTTGCTAGTAATGCGGCAAATCAAAACGTAGGACTTGGTGCAGACAGTCTTAAAGATTTGACGACAGGAAGTTATAATCTTGCGGTTGGAAGAAGTGCAGGACAAAACATCACTTCGGGTCAGAAAAATATTATTATTTCTTCTAACAATGGTGCAACTAGTTTGACTACAGGTTCTTACAATGTTCTCATAGGAAATGCAGATGTTAGTAGTGCAACTGTAGGTCAATCATTAACCATATCAGATGGTTCGGGATTATTAACATGGATTACGGCAGACAATTCGGGAGATGTAACTATACCTAGCGGCGGTCTAATAGTAGAACAAGAGTTTCAGGCTAAAAGAGGTAAGGTTTCTACATTAGGGGGTAATACTACATTATCAGATACTTATGCAGGTAAATATATTATAGTTAATAATACCGCAACATTAACATTACCTGCTAGTCCGGCTGTAGGGGAACAATATATTTTTGTTAGTGATACTACAGGTACAGTTACAATAAGTGCTGATGGTACAGATACAATGAACGGTTCTACCACTAATCAAACAATTACAACAAGGTATGAAGCAAAAACATTTATTGCTACATCTTCGTCAGCATGGATAGTAGTAGGGTGATATTATTTATCCAACAATAATAGGTATTTGTTCTCAAATAGGGGGTGCTTCTCTTTTAAGCGTAGCAACATCATCAAGTGGTAATTATGATAATGCTTGTACGGCAACTAATGACTTAATGGGTTCACCTTTTTTAGTAGCGGGCGCACTTAATGGTAGCGAGTTTTCTGTTAATTCTCAAGGGGCTTTTGTAGCCAACTTGGACATAGATGCAGCCGGACTTCAATCTGTTGCTAGTAATTATGGAATTGACCGAATAGATATTACACCCGCAGGGTATCTAAGATGGCTAGGTGGTGGCTCTCCTACGTTTGCGTGGTCTATGCAAATTGGAAGTACAAGTTTGAGTAATAGTAATACTGCAAGTCTTGTAGGCACAGCCTCTACATCTCAAGACGCTACAAGTGGTGTAGGAGAAAGCCTTCGTATTCAATTTGTAACTGCGGGAAAAAGCATTACCTCACCTGCTAGTGGTGATTCAGTAATAATTGCAGTAAGGGGTGCTGTTACCCTTAGCGGTGTAGTTCATACCGCAAAGGTGGAGATAACAGTAAACTTTAATTAGAGAATGATTTATAAAACAAATGATGTGTGGTAAGGATATGGGCTTAAAAATAGACTATGTGACTGAGTATGGTATAACTTGTAATGACGCAATATGTGTTATGTCAAATACTATGGCTTCAAAAGAAATATTAATAAATGCTGATGGTAGTTTAACTAAAGGTTTTAAAATAAATTATAACGGTAAAATATATGCTTCACAGGCCGCTTACGAAGCAAATGCAGCACCTATTGGTGGTTTTGGTAATAATTTTGATTTAAATGTTAGTGCGGAACAAACTCAATACAATATAATTAAACAATGTTATATAAATCTTAAAACTATGACCGGATTTACTGATGGTGTTGATTGTTAGTTGAAGGATATAACCGATTTTGGTTATACTTAATGAAAAAACTAGGTATGTTATTGTAATACATCTTATATACCC